CCGTCCAGAACCCCCGTCTCCAGCACGTCGGCGCGCACCTGCTCGGGGGTGAACTGCCCGAACGCGAACACGCGCCCCACGGCAACATGCCGCCCGAACTTCACCAGCCACGCCCGAAACTCAGGACTCATCGTGTAGCGCTCCCTCGTTCATCACCCACACCAGTCGCCCCGGCACCGTGCGCAGGGCGTCCGCCAGCCGGGGGCTGTGCGTGATGACCACCACGCAACGGTCTCGGCACAGCTCCCGTACCGCCGCGCACACCGCGTCTGCGCCGTCGTCGTCCAGCGCGTCGAACACCTCGTCCAGCCAGAGCGTCCCCGGCTCGTCCCCGCTTGTCGCGCGCGCCACCTCCGCCAGCGCCAGGAGCAGGGCCACGTCCAGACGGCGCCGCTCGCCCGCGCTACACGCGCGGTACCCGTGCCCATCGCCCGCGCCGTCCACGAGCAGGGCAATGGCGTCCTTCACGCCCCCGCCCGCGCGCTCCGTATAGGGCTCCAGCCGCACGCGCACGCCCGCATGGGACAGCACGCCCAGCCAGCGGTTCGCCCCCACCTGCACCGCCTCCAGCGCGGACTCCAACAGGGGGCCGCGCACGCCCGCGGGGGACAGCACGCCCTCCACCGCGGTCAGTTCCGCCACCCGATGCGCCGCGCCGTCGCGCTCGTCCCACGCGAGGCCCAGCCCGCGCTCCGCGGAATCCACGCCCGCGCGCGCCTTCTGGACCCGCTCCGCGTGCCCCTTCCCCGCCTCGAAGGCGGCGCGGGCCATGTGGGCGTCTATCACCGCGTCCGACTCGTCGGCGGCCAGCTTGTCGAGCCGGGCCCGGTCGAGAGGTTCAAGCTCCGTCACATGCAGCGCCGCGGCCTCGTGGAGCTTGGTCAAGTCGCGCACGACGCCTTGGAGTCGTGCCCTGGCAACGTCCACATGGTGGCGCCCGCCGCAGGTCGGGCACGCTCCCTGCGACTCCAGCGCCGCCAGTCGTTCCTGCGCGTCAGTGAGCCTCCGATGCGCAACGAGCTCGTTGTTGATCGCCCCTCCGCGAAGCCGATGACGAAGGTCGTAGCTCTTGCGCTCCGCAGCCAGCGCAGCGGTCAGACCTTCCGCCCGGGTCACCAGCTCGCTCGGGTCGGGCGCACCCACGGGCGGGGCCGCCGCCTCCAGCTCCGCGAGCGCCGCGGTGCGCTCCGCCACCTGCGTCTCTGCCACCCGGGCCTTCGTCTCCGCGGTCTGGAGGGCGGCGCGCGCGGCATGTAGGTCCGCCTTCACGGCGGCGTGGGCACGGTCGTAGCGCTCCAGGCCCAGCATCGACTCCAGCAAGCGCTTGCGCTCCGCGTCCGTCGCCCCCGTGAAGTGGGCGGAGTCGGCGCTGGTCAGCACGCACGTACGGCGCCACACGTCCCATGTCGGCACCACGCGGGCGAGCGCCTCCTGGGCCTTCGTGGTCGTCTCGTAGGCGGGCCACTCGGCGCCGTGCGGGCCGTGCCGCAGGGTCGTGTGCGAGCCCTTGCGCATCCGGTCCACGGCGTACTCGCCCGACGGGAGCCCGAGCTTGACGTGAACCACGCCACGCCCTCCGTCGTCCGCCACGAGACGGGGCCAGGGTGGCGTGCCGCGCACGGTCTTGCCCCACACGGCAGTTGAGACCGCCTCTAAAACACCGCTCTTCCCAGCCCCGTTGGCACCCGTGAGGATGACCAGCCCAGCCTCGGGGAGCGCGACGTTCATCACGCCGTAGCGCATGAAGTTCTCAACCCGGATGCTCGCGACACGCATCAGACCACCAGCGTTTCGGCGGCGTCGCCCACCACGTCGGCCAGCCGGTGCGCGAGGCGGAACAGGATGACGAGCTGTTTCCCCGTCGCCCGAAGCTCCTGGGCCTTGAAGTCCGCGCGCGCTGAGAGCTGGCGTACGAAGTCGCGCTCCCACTGAGAGAACAGGGGCTTGCCCTCCAGCTCGCTCGGACGCGGTGCGCGTGTCGTCCGCACCGGGTCAGCCTTCCGCTTGTCGAACAGGGACATATCCACCGTCTTCAGGATTGCGAAGGCAGCGGTGGGGGTGAGTCGCGAGGGGATCACGTCGGGGTCGTCCATGGTGCCAGAGCCGAACGAGAACGCGGTGAGCGGTTGCCTCTTGCTCATGCCCCCACCTTGGCGCGTCACGCGCTCGCTTTCCCGAGGTATTCACGCGCCAGCGAGAGCACGCGCGTGGGCCGCACGATGCGCGGGAAGGTCGAGCCCTTCGCCTCGACGTGCGCCGCGAGCATGGCGTCCACGTCCCCACTGACCGTGGCCACCGCGGCGCGTGCCGCCGCCTGCGCCTCGTGGGTCGTCGCGGAGTCCGGGACCACCTCCCAAGCCACGAGGTAGCGCCCGAGGGCCTCATCCACGACACGCGCCACGGAGTCCGTCACGCCCACCACCATCGCGGGAGGCGAGCGAAACTGGATGTACGCCTCGCTGCGCCCCTTCATCGTCTGGAACGTCCGCTCTACGAGCGGTCGCCAGTTCTCGCGCTCGTCCCCCTCGCGCACCTGGACTGTGTAGAACCGTGGGCCGCCCACCTTCACGCGGCTCACGGCGGGCAGTCCGTCCCCACGATAGGCCGCGATCACCACATGCCCGTAGTCCGGGCCCGGGTTGTCGAAGCCCGTGGGCACGAGGGCGCCGCACTGCTCCACCATCGGCGCGCCCGCGCGGTGCGCCCAGGAGTTCGGCGTGTGCCAGTTCCCCGTGACGCACAGCGGGAAGCCCCGACGCATCATCACCGCCATCACGTCGTCCACATGCACAGCGTCGTGGGCGCCGCGCAGATACGGGGGCGTGCTGGCGTCCTCCACCCCGAAGTGCGTCACCAGCGTGGCAGGCACGCCCGAGCCCTTGAACGCGAGCTCCACCTGGGCGTCCAGGGCGTCGCCTCGGTCCTCCAGCGTGGGCTTGTAGAATGGCACGAACAGGAACGGCTCGTCCCCCAGGTGGGTGAACGTGGGGCGCTCGTAGACGGTCACGTTCGGGATGCTCGCCAGCACCGCGAGGGCGTTGTCCCCACGCGCGTCGGAGCGCTGGTCATGGTTGCCCACGAGCAGGTGGAAGTGGAGCTCCCCGGCTGCATCCAGAGCGCGCGCCATCGCGGTCAGCACGCGGGGTGAGGGGTTCGCTGTGTCGAACAGGTCGCCCGCCACCACGAAGTGCTCACACCCACGGCGGAGCGCGCGCGCCACCGCGGCGCCCCACACGTCCCGAATCATCGCCGCACGCCGGTTCAGCGGGATGGACTCGCCCGTCATGGGGCCCCACCCCGTCGGCCCCCCCATGCGCTTGTGCTCCCCAGAATGCACGTCCGCAACGAAAGCAGCTCGCATGGTCACGTCGGTTGCTCCTGGCCCCACACCCGGGAATCGAACCCAGGTCACCCGCGCGCCGCGCCAGACCATGACGAAAGGACGGCGCGCGAGGGTCCAACGGTGGGAAGCGGGAGGGGCTGTGGATGACACACAGCCCCTCCCTCGCCCGTCTCGTGGGCTATCCGGCGCGGTCACGCCCCGGATGGGAGGGCGCTCGCACTGCCGCTGTTACTCGATCCCGCCCGCGCTATGTCTTCTCGCGCGGACGTTGGGCCACCTGCGGCTGGGCCGTGGTTGGAGTGTCTGGAGCCGAACCAGCCCTCTCGCGTCTGGACCCTGGTCAAGACTCAACGCGAGGCACCCGACGTGCTCACTCCCTGAAGCGAGAGGCCAGAGCGGGCGTCCCCGGTGGCCTTCGCGTGCCGTTCGTTCGCAGCTACCGCCACGGTCAGCGGGGTATCCAACACACCAGCGACCGGCCCCAAGGCAGCCGCCAGCGCTCGCTACTTCCCTGGTTTCGTGCGTAGGCCCAGGGCGGGCCGTCTCGGCGCGGTCGGGTTATGAGCCCTCGCGCCCCACGTCTACTGGCCGGGTCCGAACCCGTCGTCCGCGGCGTCGTCGGCGGCGGTGCGCCCGCCGCGCGGCAGATCACCCCTGGACCGCTGGTTCCCACCGCGTCGGTCGTCGCGGTCGCGCTTCCCGTTCTCCAGCAGGTCCATGATGTCGTCCAGGGAGAGAACGACGCCCTCTTTGCGGAGGTCGTGCGCGCTCTCCAGGAGCGCCTTCATGGCCTCCGTGGAAGGCGCGAGCTGGGAAGCGCTCGCATCGGGGAACACCTTGTATTTCGTTTCGAGCTTCTGGCCCTTACGGATGATCGTCACGTCCCGCCCCGTGATGGGGTGGCTGAAGTTGATGCCCTGCCCCTCCGTCGCTCGGATGTTCAGGAGCTCCTTGTGGATGCCCCCGCTGAACCCGTAGATTTGCACCCGTGGGGTGTACTCGTCTTCGTCCCGGCGGGGGCGGCGCACCACGTTCGCGTACACCGTCTTGCGAGGGAACATCTCGCGCGCGCGGTCGTTGTCCGCCTGACGGCTCGACGCCTCCAGCTTGCGGACCTGGGTGCAGAGCGGGCACGGCGCGGCGCTTCCGTCCGAACCCTTCGCGTGGTGCGAAGGGCAGGCGAACTGAACCGACTCCTGCCTCCCAATGGGCGTAAAGTGGTGCTTCATCACCACCTGGAAGATGGAGCTCTGGCCCGGCTTCGGGGGGAGGAACCGAAGCACCGTCTTACCCTCGGGGAGCTTCAGGTACTTGCCCTCGGCGCCCCGCTCCGCGGCGGCGGCTTCCTTGTCGGCGGTGTTCTCGTCGAAGTCTCCGAAGTAGCTCTGGAGCTCGCTGTCGCTGTTACCCATGTTCGTCTCTCACTCTCGTTGCGTGTGGTCGTGCCGCGCTACTGACGCGGGCTTTCGGGGTCGCCGTCCTGGAGCGCGTCGGCGCCCCAGTCCGTGCCCGGTTGTTCGGCGGAGCTGCCCCAGCTCCGACCCTTCACCGCGTTGTGGTTGGCCACCGTGCGGCGCGTGGTCGGGTCCAGGTCCATCTCCTTTCGGATATGGGCACCCAGGCTGACCAGCATCTCGCGTTTGGCCGCCAGGGCGGTGCAGAGCTCGCGCGCACGGTGGCGCTTCGCGTCGGCTTCGATCATGCCCATCTTCGCGTCCACCCAGCGCTGGTCATTCCGTACGTGGTCCTGGACGCTCGACTCCGTGGCCTTGCCCCCGCGAGCCGTGCCCTCGCGCGCAATGCCCAGCGTGTGCCGCCACTCCAGCGAGACGCCCGCTTCCACGCGGTCGAAGGCCAGCTCTGCCTCCTGGTAGTCCTGGATCGCGAGGGACAGGCGCGCGCCGTACCGAGCCATGAGCGCGGGGAGCCGGATGTACTCCCCGGTCAGGTCGTGCTCGTTGATGATGACGGCGGCGCGCGCCTCGTCGTCCAGCTCCACGCTCATCGCGGGCCCTTGCAGTGGTCGCGCTCGGGGTACTTCTCGTCCATCGCCTGCTCCTTCCACCGGCTGCTTTGTCGCGCTCGGGGCCCGTTTACGCCGCCTGCTTCTCCGGTTCCTTCAGCTCCACGAGAGAGCCCCAGGCGGGGCCGATGGCAGCATCTACCACGATGGGCACGCCGCCCAAGTCGTAACGGGTCATTACCTGTCGTGCGATCCGTGCCACTTCCTCCGCGGCTTCCTCGCGACACTCCACCATCAGGGAGTCGTGAACGGTCAGCACGGGGAACGCCTCCAGCTCGGGGCGCGCCTCCAGCGCGAGGGTCAGCGGCCAGAGGGAGGCGGTCGTCAGGTGCGCCGCCTGCCCCTGCACTCGGGTGTTCCAGAGCGCGTTTTCCGCGTTGATGCGACGCCCCTTCGCGTCGTCGCCCATCTCCCCGAGGGCGGGAAGCGGGCGCCAGTTCACGGGGTGGCCCTGGTGCTCCACCATCACGCCGCCGTCCGTGTGGCCCTGGCGTAGCGTGCGCTGCATCTCCGCGCGCAACACCTTGAACTCCCCGAGGATGGCGGCCAGGAGCTTCTCCGCGAGGGCCACGGTGATGCCCAGTTCGTCGGCCAGACCGTGCGGCGTCTTGCCGTAGTGGACCCCGAAGTTCACCACCTTGGAGTCCGTGCGGTACTTCTTTTTCAGCTCGGGTGGGAGCGCGTCCCAGTCCTTCACCCCCCAGGCCAACGGGGCAACCATCTTCGCGGTCGCGAGGTGGAAGTCCATGCCGCTCTGGAACGTCGCGATCATCACGGGGTCGCGCGCGATGTGAGCCGCCACGCGGAGCTCAATCTGGGAGTAGTCCAGCTCCACCAGCGTGCGCCCCCGTGGCGCCACGAAGCAGTCGCGCGCCATCTTGCCCAGCTTCTCGTAGGTGTCACGCGAGCCGGAGGGGATGTTCTGGAGGTTCGGCGATTGGCAGCTCAGGCGGCCAGTGTTGTGCGTGACCACACCCCCCGTGACGTGGCTGTGGTCCACGGCGACGGTCGCGCCGTAGGTCGCCTCGGGCGGCTCGACGGACACCGCGCGCACGGTCGCCGCGGCGAACTCCGCCCGCTTCCCCGTGATGTGTGTCTCGGGGAGCCAGCGCTTGCCCGAACGGATGTCCCGGATGGTCTCGCGCTTCACGCCGTACCACTCGGCCAGGGAGGCGTCAGACACACCCTCGCCCGGATGCCAGCGACCAGCGCCCCCGCGGAGCGGACGAGGCATCGCCCGGATGGTGGCCGCGTCCTCGTCGGTCAGCACGCACTGGGGGTGTGCGCCGTTGCGCTTCGACATGGCCCCGTGAATCGAGGCGTCGCGCCGGTTCTCCGCGGACGAACCCCACGCGAGATTCTCCACGGTGTTGTCCCACGCGAGTCCATTCAGGTGGCGCACCTCGGGCCGCGCCGGGTCGGGCGGGGGGCCGAACGCCTGCATCACGAGCCGGTGGATGGTGAAGTCCTTGCGGTCCACCCCGCGTTGCTGCGCGCCGAATCGGGCCAGACACACCTTCAGGTGCCCCCACTTCCCTTTCGGTTGGGGTGTCAGGTACCCCTGGCTACCGCGCACGCGCCCCCAGGACGACACCTCGTAGAGCTCCCACCCTTCGACGGGGGCCCAGCGCTCCACGGCGGAGTGAACCTGCACCGCACGACCCACGGTGAGCGCGTCGGCGCGGACCCATTCTTCACCCCCGACGTAGTAGCGGTGGTCCGGGGTTGTCCGAAGCACCACGCCGTTGGACAGCTCCACCCGGTAGATGGGGGAGGGCTGGTTCACCTGGGTGGACACGACGGGTCGGGGCACGCCACGGTGCGAGAGCACGGTGTCCCCCACGCGCACGTCCTCCGCGACGATGTACCCGCGCGCGGTGAGCACCAGCTCCCCAGCGGGCAAACAGCCCGCCCCGTCAACTAGGAAGCTCGGGTGAATCCTCCCGTCTGCCCGGATGTTCGCGAGCAGCCCGCGCGCGTAGGTGCCCTGGAGCTTCGTCAGCTTGCGGTGGCGGAGCAGGGCGCGGACCACGGGGTGCTTGTCTTTCAGGGCCTCCAGCACCTCCGCGTCCGTCGAGTCCGCCCCCGAGTCCGTCTCCTTCACGGGCGGGAGGCCCAGCTTCCCGAACAGGAGCTTGGCCACCTGCACCGGGGAGTTCCAGTTCACCTCGGGGTAGTGGCCCAACACGGCGGACACGGGCTCCAGCTCCGCGTCCAGGTACGCCGCGAACGCCTCCGTGGCCTCGCGCGAGGCGCCCACCCCGCGGCGCTCCATGCGCGCGAGGGCCTTGGACGCGGGGAGCATGATCTCACCCCACGCGCGCGCGAGGTTCGGTTTCGCCATCACGCGCGGGCCCAGGTCGCGCTGGAGATACGCGGTGGAGAGGGCGTCGCGCGCGTTGTACCGGGCGCGCGTGCGCGGCTCCATGAACTTGAACACGTAGGTCATCGGCTCCGCGCGCTCCGCGTGGATGTTCTCCAGCGCGAGCCGAGACACCTGCTCCGGCCGGAGCACCTTCGGAACGTACGCCTCGCGGGGCTTGCCCTTGGGGGTCAGCCCAGGGCCGTGGACCTGAGACGCCATGCGCGACAGGTCCGCCTTGATGGGCGTCTCCGCCGCGAGGGCCTCCGCCTTGTGCCCGCCCATCCCGACCAGCTCCGCGGCGACCGCGAGGCGGGCGTCCACGTCCCCGTCCAGGAGCTTGCGGAATAGCCGGGTGTCACCCCACCAGCTTCGCTCGATGTCCGTGCGGAGGGCGGGGTCCAGGTACACCGCGTGGGAGTCGTATTTCGTGTTGTGCCCCGTCTTCGGGACCGCGTGGGCCAGCACCTTGCGCGCCCACGCCAGTACCCCGGGCACCTTCCAGCTTTCCTGGTCAAAGGCCCAGCCATGCTGGAGGTCGTCGCCCCCGTAGAAGGTGACGCATACCACCTCGAAGTCCGAATCAAACAGGAGCCCCGCCGTCTCCGTGTCGAAGCTCACCCACGGCGCCTGGGACAGCGCGAGGTAGGCCCCCCGCGCGGTGTCCTCGTCCCGCACGTAGGTCACCTCGGCACGCACGAAGTCCGTAGACGGGCGCTCACAGGTCAGCGCCCACTTCAGGTCCGCCTCCATGGTGCGCGCGTAGAACTTGTTGCGCAGGGCGTTGACCGGGTTCGGCAGCGCGAACACGGGCACCCACGCCGTGGGGTCCGGGTACGTCTCCCCGTCAATCCACCAGCCGTACGCGCGGCGCGCGATGAGGGCGGGCACCTTCCTACCCAGGAACCCGTACGTGGCCCACGTCCCCACGGTCAGGATGCGCGTGGGGCGCACGTCGGCCAGGAGCTTCGCGGTGTAGGGGCGGCAGGCGTCCGCGTGCTTCTCGTCCACCTCTTCCCCGGCCGGGAAGCAGCGGACGGCGTTGTCGTACGCGATGGGCCCCTTCCAGTGACGGGCCAGCCGCTCGCGTAGCCACTTCCCCGTCGGCCCGGACAGCGGGCGCCCCGTCGCGTCCTCCACCTTCCCGGGGTAGTCCGAGATGACGAGCAACCCGCCGGGCTGCCCCTCGGGCTTCATGCACACGGTGCGTGGCTTCGACTCCGAGAGCTTGCAGCGCGCGCAGCCCGGGTCACGGCGGAGGGGCTCGTCCCACGCCGCCTCCGCCTGGGGCGGCGTCTCGTAGAGCGGGAGCCTCACAGCGCGCCCCGCGGCTGGCATGGGCCCTCGTGGTCCGAGGCGCAGCACTGCGCGCACTTGGCCGGTGGTGGCGGGGCGCTCGCGGGCGTCACCTCCAGCCGGTCGATGTACGCCAGCAAGTCCTGAATCAGCGTCGGCGCGTCGTCCTTCAGCGCCTTGGTCGCCGCCTTCACCTGCGCGCTGGCGGCCATGAACACCCGCGCCGAGTAGCCGGGGGCGGAGAACTTGTCCGCCTCCTTCAGCGCGGCGTCCAGGTCGCGCAAGCGCATCCGGGCCCGACGCACGGACGCGGCTTCGGGGTCGCGGAGCTCTGCCATCGTCGTCTCCTTCAGGTAGGGCCCAACGCACACCGCTCCACCTCCTTTGACCGCGGCACCCGACCGGCTTGCGGTCTCAGTCGGGGCGCGGAGGTGGGCCGCAAGAAAACAGTGCGGCGTGCGAGGGGCTGGCGGATGCAGCGGGGCTCGAACCCGCATCTGGCCCTACGAGGGGCCGCTCTGCTGAACACTTGAGCTATGCACCCGAACGGCCCGTGTCGTGGGCCAGCCGCGTCTCTACTCGTTCAACCCGCTGGCGCTGTCGGGCCCCACGTCCGCCGGGGTCGGCTTGTAGTCCCGATGCTTCACCTTCTCGCGCGCCGTCTTCGCCTTGGCGGGCTTCGCGCGGGCGGGCTGCGTCACCTTCGTGCCGTCGGGCATGGACACCAGCCGCCACCCGCTCTTGAGCAGGTTGTCCGCCTTCAGCTTCGGGAAGGCCAAGCCCCCCCTGGGCGAGAGCACGCTGGCAAACCGGAGCTTGCCGTGCACGTCGGGCTTCGACGTGAGCAGCACCAGGGTGCGCATGTCCGGGCGCTTCGCGCCCTTCACGTACGACGGCCCGTGAACGTACGCCCCGCCCACCACGAGCTTCAGCGGTAACGGCTTCGGCTGGGGGCTCTTGCGCGCGGGGGTTCGGGACAGTCGCTTCGGCTTCGTCACTGCTCTGCTCCTTCTAGGGGCCCGGCGCCGCTCTTGCCCACGTCGTCCGCCGTATGCGGTTGTGGTGGCGCCGGGCTGGTGGGGTGGGGAGGGGTCGAACACTCCCGACGTTGGCGAGTCCCTGAACGGTGGGAACCGGGCTCTGCCATCGCGCACGCCGCGCGCACCCCGAACGGCCCGTGTCGTGGGCCAGACGGTTGCGCGCTACTTGATACCCAGGACGTTGCACCCGACGTGGACGCGGCGCTCCATGTCCGCGGGAGCGATGGGTTCCAGGGCGGGAACCTTCTCGCGGTGCGCGAGGCACCACGCGACCGCACCGGCCCGGTCCTTCACCAGCTCCTTCGCCTTCAGGATGTCCAGAACCTCCTTCAACCGCGGGGCCTCCAGGAGCTCCGAGGGGAAGGCGTCGGCGGCGGCCTTGGAGGGCGCGGGCTCCACGTCCCCGAACCCGTCGTCCTCCGCGGTCGTGCTCGCGGGAGCCTTCGGTGCGGGCTCGTCCTTCGCCTTCGCGCCGCTCTGGGGCGGGAGCTGGACTTCGCCTTCCTCGTCCACGTAGGCGTCACCCTCCGCGGGCTTGGGCTCGTCCTTCGCCGGGGGTGCGCTCGCCGCGGGGGCGGAGCTCTCCGCCGGTGCGGTGGTCGGCGTACGTTGCTTGCGCGTGGTCGCCGTCTTCTCGCCCTTCGGCGTGGCGGCGCTGACCTGGGCAGCGGGCGCGGTCGTCGCGGGGGCCGTCACCGGCGTGCCCTCGGCGGGCTTGCTCGGGGCGGCGACGGCTACGGTTCCGTCCGGCTTCACCTCCGCCGACCACTCGGGCACGGGCACCAGCCCCAGGATGATGCCTGTGATGAGGCGTTCGATGTCGCGGGTGGGGCCGCTCACCCGGAAGGTGGCCGCGTGCTCACCGTCGGGCGCGCGCGTCTCGTCGTTCGTCTGGTAGCTCAGAAGTTTCAGGCTCACGGTCGTTGCTCCTTCGTGCCCGGGGTCCGCCCGGGCGGTTCTTTCATTCGTCGCTTTGTCGCACCGGCGGGCGGTTTACACCCCGGGCTTCAGCTTCGGGCACCGGATGCTGGCGGCGATCTCCAGCCCGTGCACCACGTCCACCTCGCACGTCAGGGCGAACCCCTCGCGTATGAGCCGCGCGATGACCCGGCTGTGCGTCATGGGGACGTACCCGAGTTTCTGGCGCCACGTCTCCCGACCGTTCTCGTAGCCCGCCGCGTCCACCCGCACCGCGTAGCTGTCGTGTGGGTTCTTGTGCTCCCATGTCAGCTCCAGCTCCCGGCCGTTCTCCAGCCCTTGCAGAGCCCGCCCGTCAGACACCGCGTGCTGCGTGCCCGCCACGATGAAGTCCAACAGCTCGAAGTCGTCCCGCGCAGGCTCGTCCATGTTGTCGCTCACAGGTCACTCTCCAGTGCGCGGAGCACTTCCGCGCGCAGCCAGTCCACCGGCACCTCGTCGGGGTCCGTCTTCGGGGGAAGCCGAACGCTCCCCGCGCGCGCACCCTCGAAACGGAGCCGGGCCGCCAGCGACCACCCGAGCTCCCACGCATCGCCATCCAGGACGAGGCACACCGGGCGGCGCGCGCGCGCCAGCTTCTCGACGTGTGCGTCCGACGGCTTCCCGAGCAGGGCCACCGCGTGCGGCCAGAAGGGCGCGCAGTCCAGCACGCCCTCCACCACCAGCACCGGCTCGTCCGTCTCCACGGCCAGGGCACTCTCGTTGTAGAGGCGCTCGCGCCGCGGGATGGCCTTGGGGTAGCGATATTTCAGGTCCGCGCGCCCCGTGTAGTCGCGCCCGACGTAGCCCCACCAGCCCCCCTCGGGGAGCGGGAAAGGCACCACGAGGCGCCCGCGCCAGCTCCCCGTGATGCACGCGCCCACCTCCATAGCGAACAGGAGCTCTGGGGTCAGCCCGCGCTTCTGGGCGAACGCGCGCGCGTCCTCGAACACGATGGCCTCCGCACCGTCCCCGTACGCCAGGGGGGTGAACCCCTCGGGGGGCTCGACGGCGCCGACGGGCGCGGGCTCGCCCGGGTCCAGGTCGGGCTCCCACCCGTCCGCGTCGGGCTCCGGCCCGTACCCCTTCAGGTGGCCCGCCTCGTTGCAGCGCTGACAGTAGTAGTCCCCCGTGGCCGGAGAGAACGACAGCGAGCGGTCAGCCTGCCCCGTCTTCGACGAGACGCAGAACGGGCAGAACGCGCGCACGTCCGAGGTGCCGCGCGGGTCGCCCGCGTCTTCGATGGCGGCGCGCACCTCGCGTTTCTTCCGCGCGTACGCCGCGCGGTCGAACTTCTCGGGGGGGATATACGCACGCCTCATCGCGCGGGCTCCCCCATGAGCTCCGCCCAGGTCGGCGCAGGGGTCACGCTTCGGATGGCCGCGCAGCAAGTGGGACAGAGAACCGGGCAGCCGCCAGCCGGGTCTTGGCGCCAGTTCCTGAACTCCGCGCAGGCTTCCTCGCGCTTCGCCTGTCGGCCCAACCACAAGTCGGGGGCGCCCGCCACTTCCACACGCCTCATCTGACGGATCACCTCCATCATCACCACGGGCTGGTCCTCCGCCTCCCACGCCGCGAGTAGGGCGCCCGCCTCGTCCCCATCCGGTGCGTGCTGGAGCACCCACGCCAGGACGGCCACGTCGTCGCCGCGCGAACGGGCAAGCTCTCGAAGGGCGCTCACTTGCGTGACGCCTTCACAAGCGCACGCACCTCCGCCTCCACCGCGGCCAGGAACTTGTGCCGCGCGTCGTCGGAGCTTCGGAGCGGAACGTCCAGCGTGACCCGAACTCGCCAGATAGCGCCCTCCATCTCGCCGCTGAACGTGATGGCGTCTTGTTCGTTATGCGGCTTGCTCACAGCGTGTCCTCCTGCGGTTGCACGACGCGCGCGCTGGCGAAGTCGTGCAGGTACGGGCCAACCTCGAACTGGCCCTTTGAGAAACGCGAACCCGCGACGTAGAGCGCCACCTCACCCTCTGTCGGCGCGGTCGCGGTCACGATCAGGTCCACCACGCGCGCCTTGTTCTGGCTGTCCGCCAAGTCGTCCAGCTCCAGCCGCTTGCCGCGGTCCTTCGTACTGCGGCGCTGGGCCTGCGACGCGCTCCACCCGTAGATGCCCCGGCCGTGGACGTACAGGCGGAGCTCTTCCGCGTTGTCGCCCTGCACCTGATAGGTGTTGTCCTGCTTCCCCAGCGCGGACGCTGACGCGCCCATCTTGTCCACGTAGTCCACTTCCAACAGGTCGATGGGCCGCCCCTCCTCCGCCTCTATCTCCTTCACCCACGCGAAGATGTCGGCGCATGTAGTCACCTTCGCGGGCATGAACTTGTGACGGAAGGTGCCCAGGCGCGGCGCGAGCAGGGCCATACGGCGGGTCACCTCGTCGTCCGAGCTACCGTCCATCACGTTGTCGATGGGGACACCCGTCAGGTTCGCGAGGATGCGCGCCTCCAGCTCGCCCTCGCCGATTTCCAGCGTGACGTACGCGACGAACAACCCGAGCCGCAGGGCCGTGCAGCCCGCGTGACCCAGAAGCATCGTCTTGCCCACCTTGCCGCCCGCGGCGAACAACCCGAGGCGTCCGCGAGGCAGGCCCCCGCCGATGCCCACGTCCAGTTCAGGGATGCCCACGGGGAGACGCTCCATTTGGCGGAGCTTCGCGATGCGCTGGAGCGACTCCGCCCCAATCTTGCCGCCGATGCTCCGGTCGGCCAGCCCCATGTTCGCCACCTGCGAAGCCATGGCCGCCAGCTCGGAGAAGTCCCCGCGCTTCGAAAACAGGTCCATGCCCCGGCGCACCACGTCCGCCTCCGCGATGCGGCGCAGGATGGGGGTCAGCTCCTTCGCCACCTCCTTCTCGTCCGGCGCGTAGTCGCCCAGGTCTGCGAAGGTGTCGGCCACCACCTTGTACTCTTCGTGCTTGACGTGCCCCTCGTTCACCCAGCGCTTCAAGCGCTGCGCCACGGTGGCGTACTCCGTCGGGCCCGCGCCGTTGTCCTTCGCGATGGCGCGCACCGCGCGCAGCATCAGGACGTGACTCGGGTTCGTGATGCGTTGGATGTCCAGGAGCACCCCGAGGGCGCCCCAGAAGCGAGGGCGGCAGCAGCACAGGAGCACCACGCGGAGCTCAAAAGCGGGGTCAAGGTCGTAGGGCTTGGGTCCGTCTGCCACCGTCTACTCCGTCACCACAGGTATTCGCCCCGGCTCACGCGCGTGGTCAGCTCTGCCAGCTCGTCCGCCGCCTCGCGCCGCCCGTCCTCCACCAGCGCCTCGTAGAGCCCGTCCGGGAGGTGCTCCCGCATGATGCGCGCAACGCGCGAGGCCGGAAGCTCCGGCACACGCCGGGCTGCGTCCAGCAACGCCGCGCGCGCCGCCGACCACCGGCGGAGCAGGTTCGCGTGGGACGGCGTGAGGTGCCCGGTCCCCCCGCGCGCCGTCTCCGTGCCCCAGAACCAGCCACGCCACCGCTCGACGTTCTCCGCCTTCAGCGACCACTGAATCGGCGCGGGGCCGGTTGCGCCCCTACCCACCTTCTCCGCCCACTGACGGAACAGCCACACGAACCACACGCCCGGCGGGATGCGCCGCTCCGCGAGGGCGGCGCCCAGGGGCGCGAGCATGGCGCGCACGCGCGCGGGGGAGCTGGGCCCGAGCGCGCAGGGGCGCACGTAGACCTTGCGCCACGCGCCCCGGTAACAGGCGACCAGCCACCCGTCGGGCGTGTACCCCTCGGGAAGCGGGACCATCTCTGGCGGCGTCGGGGTCACCACCAGAGGGATGACCCCCGCGCCGGGATAGGGAGGGATCAGGTCACGGTGCGCGGCGGAGAGGCGCGACCAGAGCGCCAGCGCGTCCGTGCCCGTCCCCGCGATGCGTCCAACAGTCTGCACAGGCGGTGCCTTGTCGCACGCGGGGCGCCATTACACCTCCACCACTTCATAGCCCGCCTTCATGTAGGCCGACCGACGCGCGCGGCTGTGCTGGTCGAGCCAGCGGCACGTCCGGTGCCCGTAGATCGTCTCGCTTCCCTGCGTCCGGCGGCACCCGCAGTGCGTGTCCGACAGGTCGTACACGGGCACCACGTCCTTTGTCACGGTTCCGTCACGGGCCGTCCGGCGCATCCCACGGCCGATGTTCTGGAGCACCCGGATGGTGCTCTTGCCTCCGCCTGCGAGGATGACGCTCTGGGCCTCGGGCACGTCCACGCCCTCCTGGAACACCGTGGTGCAGACCACCACGTCCAGGTCGCCCTGGCGCATCGCGCGCAGCACGCGGCGGCGCGCGTCCAGGCCGTCCTTCCCCTGGACGAATGTGGCCCGCAAACCCGCCGCCACGAGGGCGCGCGCGACGGCGGCACCGTGCTCCAAGTCCTGCACGAAGCAGAACGAGGGGCTGGGCGCCTGCTTCGCGGTGCGCACCAGCGCGGCCATGCGCCCGCGGTCCTCCACCACACACCGGCGGTAGGCGTCCGCGTAGCTCATCAGCGGGTCCGAGCTGCGCGTCTCGCTCACCACCCGAACGAGGTGGACACGCGGGCGCGCGACGGCGCCCAGCTCCACCAGCTTCTCCGCGGCGATCTCGTAGATCACCGGGCCCGTCTCCGCGATGGCCAGGAGCCCCTTGCGGTCCCCCCGGTCGAGCGGCGTCCCGCTGTACCCAAACCGGAAGTACGCCGCGGGCATCTTCGTCAGCACCTTCCGCGCCTGCTCCGCGGGCGCCACATGCACCTCGTCGAAGTGGAACCCGAGGGTGCCCGCGAGCAGGCGGCGCGCGCGCTCGTCTTTCCGCTGGAGCAGAGCCGCGAGAGTCTGGACCGTGGCGACGGTCACGCGCTGGGGCGCCCAGACGGCGCCCCGGATGCGCCCGATGGTCTCGCCCGGGAGCCGCAGGGTCAGCCGGTCGTGGAGCTCATCGAACACGCTGGCCCGGTGGGTGAGCACCAGCCACGTACACGGGAGCAGCGCGGACAGGCCCGCAATCACCTCCCCCTTTCCGGCCCCCGTGCTGGCTTTGATGATGCCACGCCCGACGTACGCGGCTTCGTCCACTGCGTCCTCCTGGTAGCCGCGCAGCCACGCGGGGTACCGCGAGGGGTCGGGGTCACACGGGCGGGTCCGCTCGTCCACCACCTGGACCCCGTACCCCTCGCGCCGTGCTGCGGTCTGCACCAGCGGGACGAGCCCGCTGGGGAACGCCATGCGGTGGAGCGAGAGCAGGTTGATGCGCGCGCCGGGGTCGCCCCGCCAGAACCCCGTGGGGTCGGGCAGGCCCAGGTAGGCATCGAGCCACGCGAGTTCCTTGTCAGAGCAGTCCGTGACCTTGGCGAGCAGGTTGTCCCTAGCGATATGCACGACGACGCCATTTCCCGTACAGGATGGCCCCGACGCGGCTCCGGGTCAGACCAGTACGTCGGGTGAGTTCGGCCGGGCCAACACCTGCGGCGTGGTCCGCGCGAAGGCGGGCGATCTCAGCGTCCGTCATGGACACATGGGGGTGTGCCTCTCCATGTAGAGACCGCCCCTTGCTCGCCATGTCGCGGTTGTTGTCCACCCGCGTCCCCAGAAACAGGTGCGTGGGGTTGCAACAGGCTGGGGTGTCGCACCGATGCAGCACGCACAACCCGTCCGGGATGGGTCCGTGGTGCAGCTCGTAGGCGAGGCGGTGAGCGCCGACGTTGCGATGGCGCAGGTTTATCTGGCCGTACCCTGTGGTGCGAAAGCTGGCGGTCCAGAGCCAACATCCCGTGTTGGGCTCCGGGCACATCTTTCCCCAGAAGCGCGCCTGCTCTTTGTCCGAGTAGTCGGCCACGGTCGCGAGCAGGTTGGTACGGGTAATCAGCACGGGTCCGCCTCCAGGGCGCGCGCGAAGCCCGCGTCCAACGCCCTCACCTCCGCCTCGAAGCGCATGGCGGCCCGCAGGCTCCCGACGGCTTCGATACGGGGCATCCAGTACGCGGGGTCGTCCCCGATGAACTCCAGCGCGCGCATCGTCCGGTGGCGCGTCCACTGAACGAGATGGCGCAGGGCTCGCCCCCCGAGCTCTTCGGGGACGTGCGCGCACGTCACCCGGCACAGGGCGCACAGGAGCTCCGGGTTGTCGGGCGTGTACTCCACGCGCTCCGTACAGGCGGAGCAGGAGCACGGCCAGAGCTCATCGTCCTGGTCAGAGGCCACGGAGGGCCGCCGCGTCCAGGGCTCGGTAGGAATCGCCCACCTCGCGCGCCCGCCCCAGGAGCTCCGTGATGGGCGGCGCAGCCGTCATGACGTGAACGCCCAGCACCACCTGCCAGAGCGCGTTCAGGAAGCGCCACGGGGTGGCGATGTCCACCTCCACCCGGTTGCCGTCACCCACGCGCTGACAACCCTCTCCGCGCTGAGTCCAGGGGTCCGTCGGGCCGACCAGTAAGGGGAGGATGGGCTCCAAGTCCAGAGGCTCCAGCCCGAACGCCTCCGCCAGCTCGTCCTGAGTCACACCGCTGCCCCACGCGAACCGCTCCAGCAACGCGAGATGCCGCGGGTTCACGCGAACCCGTCCCGCTGCGCGATCTCTTTGCGCAACCGCTCGCCCTCGCCCACCAGTTCCAGCCAGTGCTCCAGCGTGATGGTCACAAGGTCGGGACGCACACCCGTCATGCGGGTGACCACCACGGGGCGCAGGCCCTTCCCGTTCTTCAGCGCCGCCGCGATGGCCTGACGAAACGCCGCGATGATGTTGGGGCGCTTCCAGGACTTCGCCTCCATCCACCACGGCACCCGGTCCACGTCGGCCACCTCGAAGCTGGAGCGAGCCTGCCCGATCCCGCGGCACGCCTCGGGGAAGTGTGGGCGGTGCAGCTCCGCCACCTCGCGCTCAAACGTGGCCCCCTTCTCACGCCGCCCGCGGGCCGTGATGCGGGGCGGCTTCGGGCGCCGCCAGCACTTCGCCGCGGGCTTGCGGCGCATCCCGGGGGAGCACAGCCCCGACGATGCGCGGTCGCGGTCGTACGTCCAGCACGGCTCCGACGGGGCCGGGTCGCGCGGGGTGGCACAGACCAGCTCCGCTGCCTGCTTGGACTTCTCAGCTCCTTTGCGCTTCGGCACCTTCGGTGTCCTCTCCGGTCTGGCAGACGATGCGCGCCAGGAAAACGTACGGCGCGGGGTCGAGCCCCTGGGCCCGACACAGTAGCCCCAGCGCACTGGCCAGGGCGGCGGCGGCGCGCTCCACGCTCGGGGCGTCCTCCAGGGCCACCTCCGACAGCGCCTCGCCGCGCGCGATCACGTCCTCCAGGTCGTCGTCCCGGGTCAGGTCCAGGCCCATGGCGTCACACTCCAGCGAGAAGGTCCAGCCCTCTCTGAACACCACCTAGTGCGTTCAGGGTGTCGATTACCCGGAACACGTCCGGGCACGGGATGGAGTCGGCGGCCAGCTCGATGGCGCCCGCCTCGTTTACGAACGACACGTCCCACACCCGACGCAGGAACGCCGCGGGGTCCGTCAGGACTACGAAGTTCGTCTCCGCGTCCCGCATGGCGCACCCGTACCCGGTGTTCGGCTTCAGGGGTTGGCGGGACGTGGCCCGCTCGACGCGGCGCCAGTCCTCCTGAGAGAGTGCGAGCCGGAGGGACTCCGTGGCCCGCCGAGGGATGACAGTCACCACCCGCCAGGGCGCGAGCCCGAACAGGTCCGCCAGCTCCGCGGCGGTGAGCCCGGGGCCCCACGCGAGGCGGGCCAGCCGGTCGTATTTCGGATGCAGCTCTTCCATCACACGCCCTCCAGCTCGTCCAAGGCCGCGTCCACCGGGGCCAGCGCGCGCTCCAACGCGCGACGCCGATGATCTCGGTAGCCGCTCACGGCGAGCGCAGCGAACGCGGCCAGGGAGATGGCGGCCAGAGTTTCAGGCGCCCGCACGGCGCCCACCTGCGCGGTGAACTGCCCGTCCCGCACCTCCGCCGCGAGCCATCGGTGGAAGTCCGCGTCCCACCACCAGCCCCAGCCGTC